TGGTGTCAATCTCATCTACAATGTCGAAGCTCTTGACAAGTCTATGTGTCTTGAGAATTGTATGACTACGGATGAGTTGAAGTTGTCGTTGAATGGCCCAGACCAAATTCAAGATTTCTATAAGCATAACTTGCCACCCGGAAACTATTATGTTCATTTGGATGGTGGTGTCTCATCCGACCGATTTGGCTTTGCTATGAGTCGGGTCACGGAACATATTAGAGTGAATACTACATCCGCTTTTGATGGCTCTCAAATATCCAAGATAAGCCCATCCATTGAGACTCCCCTTGTTTTTGGTATTAAGGCTTTGCCGGGGAGTCAAGTTCCGTTCTGGAAAGTCCGTGTGTTTTTGGGCTATTTGCGAAGCAATGGCGTTCATATTGCATTGATTACTTGTGACGGCTACCAGAGTGTGGATATGCAACAACTCTTGACCAAGATGGGATTTAACGTGAAGTATGCATCCGTGGATAAGACTAAAGACCCATATCTCAAGTTGAGTAGTAATATCTTGCTGGGTTTGATTAAAATGCCAAACTCCAAGATTTTACGAAATGAGTTGATGAACTTGCAGAATTTGCCTAAAAAGATTGACCACCCTGCAACGGTTGTTATTGATGGTAAGCAAGAACCTGGTGGTAAGGATATTGCGGATGCCGTGGCATCAAGTTCGTTTGAAGCCATCGGTGGTTCAATGTCCTTGTCCACGGCATCTATCTTGCAGATGCAGAAAGCCACACCTACCCAGATGACGATGAAACAACGACAAGACTATGTAATGAAAAACTTTTTCAAGATGGGTAGGATGGGTTAGGTCTTCCGTATATTATGGAGTAGCTATGAAAATCACAATTAAGGAAAACAATAATACTATGATGAATAATATGTACCAGCAACTTATGCCGATTATCAAAGTGAACCCGGAAGTTTCACCGAAAGAACAGTTGGCTTCTAGGTTGAATAATTCCATATTCCTTGCCGGCCCCTGCCCCCGAAAGGATTATACGAATGATTGGCGATACAAAGCCTTCGACATTCTTAATCGTCTTGGCTTTAAGGGTAATGTGATTACCCCTACTAACGACCGATTCCAAGAACTCCGTGATAAGTACGGAAAAGAATCTCTCCGCGTCCAGACGGAGTGGGAGACCATCGCTATGAAAAAGGCATCGGCTATCGTGTTCTGGGTTGATAGACACATAGATAAGGGTTTCCCTGCATTTACTACGAACATAGAGTTCGGAGATTGGTACAATAAGCCCGGTGTATTCTGCGGATTCCCCGATGACACCGATAAGAACGATTATCTTAAAGTCCGTCTTGAGCAAGAAAAGATTCCATATTGGAACGATTTGGAAACGATGCTCTCCGCTGTTGTTGAACGATTGAATCGCCCATCGGGTAAGTTCTTCACATCCGATACTCATTTTTCCCAGCAGAGAACTCTTGAACTCTCCCGCAGACCATTTGTGGATGTGGATAATATGGACTTGGAAATGATTAGCAACTGGAATAAGACGGTCACGATGAACGATGAAGTTTATCACGCCGGGGATTTCGGTGATATTTCCACGATGCGTGACATCGTTTCTTGTTTGAACTTTAAGACCCTGCATTTCGTTCTTGGGAATTATGACCGAAAGATTCTCCCCGAAATTGAACAAGCCTTGTCGGGTATGGGCAGGGATATTATTCTTTCTTCCGCAGAAGAATTTGATGAGGGTGGTAAGCACTACTATGTAGTTCACGAACCGGATGAGGGTACGGAAACCCCGAAATATCCCGATAACATCGTTCTTTATGGTCACATCCACGGCAGGGCTTTTGCCAAGAAGAACGGATTCGACCTTGCTACCGATTATCATAGGTACACTCCTATTTCTATGGAACAAGTGGCTTGGTTTGCGAATGCTATCCAGTATTGGGACCATAATGTGTTCTGCGAAGAAGCATCCGTCTATGGGGTATAGTGTATGATGCACCTTGAGCAAGAGCTTTGGAAATTTAAGGACATCTATTTTGATGAGGGTCCGCATCTCTATACGGATTCTTACGGAACGAAATATACATCCGTGACTAGATTTGTGCGTGAGTGTAGCGAATTACTTGAGTGGGAAAAGTACACCCAGACCTATGCCGAACGAAATAATCTGGATGTTGAAGAAGTTCGTAAGAAATTCGCAGATGATAAGTTCAAGTTCTGCGATGATGAAAAATGGTGTGTGATTGCCAACGATTATGCCCAGAGACACGGAAGAACTTACGAAGATGTCAAAGCCGAATGGGATTTGAATAAGGATGTTGCCGCCAAGATGGGTACTCAAGTTCATTCCTATATGGAAAACCTTTGGAAGCGAAAGCATTACCAACCGGAAGTACCCATTGGGGATTATGAACTTGTCCGTCAAAATGGACTTGCCGCATATAAATCGCTCTCAAGACGATTTGTTCCGATTCGTAATGAATTTATTGTATATCGCAGGGAATGGGCTTTGTGCGGTACAATCGACTTTCTTTGTTGGGATATGGGTAAGGATTGCTTGGCGATTCTTGACTGGAAGACTAACAAGGAAATAAAGAAAGATAATAAGTGGCAAAGTTGCGTTGGACCCTTGAATGGTTTGCCCGACTGCAATTACATACACTATTCTGCCCAGTTAAGCACTTACAAATTGCTTATCGAGCGAGTGACCAACTTGAGAGTTGGCGAATTAGCCCTTGTACATCTTAAACGAGACGGATGGGAGTATATACCCTGCCAAGATTATTCCGTTGAATTGGGTGCATATTTGGGTAATAGAGCCAATAATGCTCAAACTGTTGGGGGCGATACCCCTAAAGTTTGATGATGCCCCATTTTTTATTTATATTGTTATTATGGCATTGAAACGAGACAGAGTTAATAGGGTTAGTGGACTCGTCTATCTTCCGATAGACGGTCAAAAGTTCTACAAGGGCAAGAAAGTAAAACTTACCCATGTTATTGAAGAACCGATTGATTGCGCCGTTCGTGATGCTATGGCAATGAAAGACCCTAAAAATGGGGATGCTATTGGGGATGCCGTTTTTGACGCTATGTCTAGTATGGACCCTGGTAACACTAATATTTTTGATGCTAATGATTTATAATTATACCATAAATTTATATAAAAGGAGATACAACCATGATTATAAAAAATAAAAACCATAATGAAAACAATATTACTACTAATCTTAAAAAGTGTGGTAAACACAATGAAGATGCTTCTGCGGAAAAGGTTTTTAATACCCGTAAATTGGACGTATTGTCTCGTATTAAGACTTTGCATAAAATGGTTTCCGAGTTTGAACCATCAATAGATGTTATAAACCATGACACTATTAGTGGTATGGATTATATACTGGAATCTCTCGATAACGTAATTAAAGATGTTAAGACTACTATTGGTATTTAACTAACCATATATTACCGATAAGTTTAGTATATCTATTATGTGATTTCATATTATATAGTCACATGATATTATAAGCGGGGCATCGCATGAATTTATTTTCTGTTTGGTCGCAACGATTTTTGAATCAATTTGCCGATTACACGATGTATCGTGAAATCGGTAAACGCATTACCTCCGTTGAAGAAATTATCACGGCTAATGAACACGATAAGAAAATTATTCGTGATATTTCGTCTAATTCGGCTACCGAAATAAATTTGCTCTCGCAACTCTATGAGCAATTTATCCAGTATCGTAATGACATCAATAAGTATGAACCACTTAAAGCCAATTATCTTGTGATGGCTATGATTGATACTTTGTCCTACGATATTCTAGCCGTGGACCCTCGCACTAACAAGACTTTTGATATTACGGCAGATTCACGATATGCCAAGTCTAATGTGGCGAATCGCTTAATCGACAATTTCCGTAGGAATACTCAACTTGACAAGTATATCACGAAGTTGCTTTACGATGCAATTTTCTACGGACAATACTTTGTTGAGTATGTTCGTGATAAGGATGGTCATATCATCGGGCTTAAAGATACATACCAGCCGGGTTCTATCTTCACGATAGCACTTGAGGGTATGAGTGCTTCTCCGATGTATTACAAGCTCTCTCCGAACCAAGTAAATAAGATTGAGATTCTGGACAACAAAGAAATTATATGCCTTGAAATGCAGTCCGATAGATACCGCCTTTCTCTTGCGGATGTTAATGTCGTGACCTTGCAGAGTAGGGATGCCGTTATTGCCCAGAATGGTAGTCTTGGCCGTCCGTTCTGTTTTGAGATTTATGATAAACTCGTTGCCCACGAAATGCTAGACCAACTTGACCTTGCGGCGATTAACTCGTCTCTGCAAAGGAACTCTCTTATTTCCGTGATGGCACCGGATGGTCTTGACCTTGAACAACTCAAGGAATTTACGGCTTGGTACGAAAAGGCGATTAACAACACTGGCGGCGAAACTATAACATCGTACAATATCGACACTATCAAGATGTTTGCCGCCGAAGCAACGAAACTCCGTGTGATTCCGCAGCAGAGCCAACGAGGGGCAATAGCCGCTTCTTTAGGTGGTTCGGAAAATGCATCCGTCACGGATTTGCCCGAACGAATTGAAAAGCTCCGCAATCTTATTTTTGACATCAAGGCAATCCCTGCCGAATTTATTTTTACCGGCAGAGATGAGCAAAAGGTGGGTGGCGCTCTCCGTAGATATGCAAGATATGCTCGTGTGGTTAAAGCCGGACAAGCGGCTCTCCAATCATTCCTTACTAGGATTATTACCGATATGCTTGCATCCTATGGACACGATGCTACCGGTAATATCCTTGTGACCCAGTATTGTGCTATCAATACTAGCGAACTCGACCGACTTGAGTATGCCGATGCCGCCGCAACGGTCATTAGCAATGTGTTTTCAACTCTCAAGGATGTCACATCCGATGAAAAGATTGCAAAGTTCGTGGATGATAGGGCATTCGCACAATATGTGGAATCCTTGCTTGATAGCCTTGCCGGTGCTACCCAGATTATCAATGTCGATAAGTTTAATGCGGACACGAAGTCCGGGGAAAAGGTTAATGGGTAAGGATAAAAAAGTCTGGGTAGCCGGGCATAAGGTGTCGGCAAAAAACTATGCCAATGCCAAGGCTATGTTTGCTTCTACTGCGAAATACATTAAGTCTCGCAGAGAAGCATCCAGACGCTCAAGAGAAATAAAGGAGATGTCTGGACCACATTCTATGGAATGGGTACAAAGCGCCTTGTTTCTCTATGCTTGTAAGAAGCACAAGTTGGATGTCCGAAATGCTTTGATGGCTTATACATCGGCATTGATTCTTAAATTGGAATCGGTACTTACGGACGCCGATAGAATTGCAAAGCGATTGGACCAGCCCGATTCTTTTAGGTGGGTTGCTAATCAACTGCGATGGGCAATAAACAAGCATACCAAACTTATAGACACTATGAATGCCGATATTCTAGTACCCCCTATAAGTGAAACCGGGACGGATATTAAGAACATAGTTCATCGCCCGACCGATAAAGATGCGAACGAGATGATGAATTATATGGTTGGCGAGTTTAAACAAAAGAATCCCGAAGCACATTCCGTGCTTCCACGGATGGATTGCGAACTTTGATTTTTTTTTGCACTATAATCTATATGATTATCGTATATATGTATAAACGAGGATAAATAATGGCACTTTAACGGAGACCTAAACTATGAAACACACAACCGATTATGATGTACTGCATTCTAATATGAAAGAAGCGGTAAAGTTTGAAATCAAGCGGGCAGGGTATTCTTCGCCTTACGAATTTTGCCGTAAGAATGGAATACCGAAGACAACTATTAGCGATTGCTTGAACGGACGCAGGGAAACATCATTGAAAACGGTTGTGATGCTTGCAAATGCTTTGGGCATCCGTGTTATCAAGTTGCTCAATTTTGATAGGGCAGAAACTAACGACACACCAAATACAGACAAAGGAGACGAATTTGAAAACAAAACAACAACGGAGATAAAATGACTAGAAATGTTCCGAAAAAGAAGTGGGAAGATTGGGAAATAGAAAAGGTTAAGGCTGGCGAAGTTCCCGAAGGCAGAACTTATCTGCAAGCCGCATCGTATGCCTATGTCCACGACATCCCTTGGAAGAAACTACGCTCTAATGTGTGTAAATGGTGGTGGCGTCCAGAAGAAGAAGCACTCTTGAAGAAAGGTGAAGTTCCACCTAATCGTTCTTGGCACGCTATTCGTCTTCATAAGAAGAAGTTGGGTATCGCTAATGACGCCCGACCCATTCGTGACGATTATCTTATTGCCCGGAGAATGAATGGCTAACGAAGAAAACCAATTTGACCGGATAGCCCGACTTATTGACCCTGAAAAGAATTATGATGAAAATTGTAATATTATCCGGGATGCAATAAGTTCGGGTAAACTTGATATTGACACTATTGCTCAAGCTCTAGTGTCATCATCCATTATGCCCGCTTTGGCAGCAGAGAATATCAAACTCCGTCACGAATTGGGTGTTGCCCTTTGTGAATTAGATGACTTGAAAAAAGAATCTAAACCAGAAAAATCTACATCAACGAATAATGTCATACGATTTAATCCTAACCGTGGACAAGTTGTGAATTAGATTGCCTAGTATGATATTATATTATAAGAAAATAGGAGCTTATTTCAATGGCTAGATATGTATTTGACATCGAAACTACCCCACGAAAGGGTATAATGGACACTTGGTACCCTATGTGGGCGGCAACGAAGTACCCCGGCAAGGAAGGGCAAGAACTTGAAGATATGGCGGCATTGCACGCCGAATTTGGTCAAGTTTGTTGTATTGCCTATGCCAATGCATTTTCGGATGAAAAGCCTATTTCGTTTGTTGCCGGGGACGTGGAATCCGAAAAGCAAATGCTTCTGGATTTGAAAGATGTCTTTGATGACGAAAGGACTATCCTTATGGGTCACAACATTAAGGGTTTTGATATTCCTTTCTTGGCGAAGCGATACCTTGCTCATTTCCAATATGTGCCGAAAGCACTCAATGTTGGTGGTAAGAAGCCGTGGGAAATTCCCCACAAAGATTCTATGGAAATTTTGCGATTCGGTGGTGGTGCTAGTATGTCACTCCGTTCCGCTTGTTTGATGCTTGGTATTGATGACCCCAAGGGTTCCGTATGCGGTTCGGAAGTTCCAGAACTTTTCCGTCAAGGTAAACTGCGGACTATCGCCGATTACTGCGAGGGCGATGTCATAGCGGAGCGTGAAGTTATCAACATCTTGGTTAAGGGGTTGTCCTAATGGCACATAAAATCTATATCGGTATTGACAACGGCATTACCGGTACTATTGGGTGGGTTGGCGATGCCGTAGAAACCGGGTTCATTGAAACTCCGAAGTTCTCTGAACAATCCTATACGAAGAAAAAGGGAAACATCTCTAGGATTAAACATTTAGTCTTGAAGCAAAAGTTCATTGATGTTCTTGGTTCTACGAATCCGTCCGATGTACTTGTTATCTTGGAAAGACCACTTGTTAATCCCGGAAAGTTCAAGGCGTCCATATCTGGTGTCCGTGCCTTGGAAGCAACTCTTTGTGTCATTGAAGATTTGGGATTCCCCCGAATGTATGCAGATAGTAAGGACTGGCAAAAAGTCCTTTTGCCAAAGGGTACAAAGGGTTCGGATGAGTTGAAAAAAGCATCTCTTGACATCGGTTGTCGTTTGTTTCCGCAGTTTACGGATGTCATTACAGACCACGGAGATGCCGATGGCATTCTAATTGCGGAATGGGCTAGGAGAGCCGGGTTATGAGACACCGTGTAGTGGCAACTTTTGAAGATATGCAGATTGCCCTTGAGTCGTGGCATACGGTGGAATTATATATGCCCGATGCCACGACCGGTGATTATATCGGAGAAGTCATAGGTACTTGCTACAATAATGGCGAACCAGCCGCTAATGTAAAGAAGACCGATGGCACAACGAGCGTCTATAATTTCAATAACCCAAACACTCTTAATCCCGAAAAGCGAACTTTCTATGAGGCTTTCTAATGATGTGTTATACTGCAACCGATTTTGATTCAATGCCCGTGGACATTGAAACATTTTTGACCGACCCTACTTACCTTGGCGATGTCGTTGGTAAAGAACTCTATCCGTATTGGGTAGATAAACTCAAGACTATATTTCCGAATCCGTTAATCTCTCCGGTTAATGATGTGATGCTTTCGGGTAGTTTGGGTTCTGGTAAGACGATTGCTACTTGTGTTGGAGTTATGTATGAGTTGTATCGCTTGACTCTTTTGAAAGACCCCCATAAGAAATGGCGTATCTTGCCGACCACCCCTATTCAAATTGGTGTTATTGTATCGTCCGAAAAGGATATGCTATCGGCAGACTTGTACTTGGATTGTATAAATTGTTCGCCTTACTTTAAGTCACATTTGTTGCCGGGAAAGGGCGATACCCTTGAACCAGAAATGTTCCCGAATCATATAGGTTTCTCCATTATTAAGAATGCCCCTATGATTCTTGGTACGGCTGTTATATGTTCCGTCACGGATGATTGCAACCTAGATTTCACGAAATGGGATAAGCACAATTTGGATTCTGCGAATTATCCTATAAATATTTACGATAGTATTCACCGTAGGGCTATTACCCGATTTATGGACCAGTCCGGTCTTATGCCCTGCCGTTTATGGGTAGCATCGTATAAGGATTCTCGCCTTGAGACCCTTATTGATAAGTATAGGGGTACTCCGGGTGTTATGGTTATTGAGCCTACTATTTGGGATGTCCATGAGTTTAAGGGTATCTATTGTGGTAAGAAGTTTCTTGTGTATCTTGGAACAGAAACGGAAGAACCCAAGATTATTGAACCTAATGAAAATACCTATGATGCGTCTTTAGTAATTTCCGTGCCGATTGAACATCGACCCGATTTTGAGAAGAACATCATTTCCGCTTTAAAGGAGTTGGCCGGTATTTCTCCGAAATATGTGGAACACTGGGAAATCAACAAGGTTTAATATAAAGGTATTGACAACTCTAGGATATTTAGTTATATTACTTTACTATCAACATCGGGAATAAAAAATGAAACCATTGAATTTGTTCGAGCGATTATTCTTGTCAAGAGAATCTGCGAGAACCCATGCCGAAAAAAGAATAGTTCGGCAGGCTTTATCTTTCGCTACTCCATCGGAGATGGAAGATATTAAAAAGTATAATATCGTATGTTCCATACCTTACGGCAATGAAGAAAGTAGCGCTAATGTGGTTTGTGTGTATAACGAACCCGATAATTTTGAGTATTCCGTCAATATGTATCGTTCAATGATTCATACCAATGGCGAGATGTTTAATTTCCTTGACATTCTAAAGGCTAAACAAACTATCCAGTTGTGGGATTGCGACAATGCGTATGCCCTTTATTTAGAAATTAAATCATCCATCGCAGTTATCAAGGATGAATTGGATAAGGTCAAGCGGAACTATGAGGTATATGCTCCGTTTATTGACGATGGGTATATGTTTGATGACATTCTTACGGATGAAGCCAAAGAACAATCAACGGTGTATCTTCAAATATCTAATGTGGATGCTTTCATATTGAAAGCCGTGACGATTGGTATTCTCCCGAAAGAATTGTCTTCGGCGTACCGTGAATACATTATTGAAGCATTCCGATACGAAGCCAAGGGTGCAAAGGTTCATAGCCATTTCGCTTGCTGGGTATATACACCTACGGCTTATATTGTATTGAAGCCGAAGATTGACGCGGAACTTACTACCCGCGATACCGAAGATGCGGAATATGCAGAAATTATAAGTAGAATTAACAACTAAACTCACAAACCAAAACCGCCCTATAAAGGGCAAAGGAAACAAACAATGACAAAGAAAATCGAGAACAAGAAAGTGACCGCAAAGCCGGTTGAAGCCACGAAGACCACCAAGGTTGCTCCGGCAAAGAAGACCGAAGTCAAGGCTGCCACTAAAAAGGTGGAAGTTAAGAAGACCGACGCCAAGAAGACGGATGCCAAGAAGTCTGCAAAGGTTGCTCCGAAGACTCCGGCAAAGAAGACCGAAGCCAAGAAAGTTGCTCCGAAGACTCCGGCAAAGAAGACCACCAAGAAAGCATAATTGGTGGCTACCATTTAATAAAGCCCAGCCCACGGGGTTAATCGTGGGTTTCTCTTTTAACCCAAGGTA